CGAGCCTTACTTTTAAAGGCAGCATTCATGCCATAGTTTATGAATACAAGCATTATCCGATTATCATATCCGACAGCTCAGAACAGGCTGAGGGATTTCTCGATAACATCAGGGTAGAGTTTGAGGAGAACGAAGCTCTGAAGGAGGACTTCGGGAGCCTGATCGGAAAAGTCTGGAGAAGCAACGTACTGATCACAAGCACCAACATCAAAGTTGAGGCAATCGGATCGGGAAAGAAGATCCGAGGCAGAAAACACAGAAACTGGAGACCAGACCTTCTGGTTCTGGATGATATTGAAAATGACGAGAACGTTCGGACACCGGAGCAGCGAAAGAAACTTGAAAGCTGGTTTTTAAAAGCTGTTTCAAAAGCCGGTGATGATTACACGGACATTATCTATATTGGAACATTATTGCATTATGACAGCCTTCTGGCGAAAACCCTGAACAATCCGGGATATAAAGCCATTAAATACAAGGCGGTCATTTCTTTTTCCAACGAAGAGGATCTATGGAAGGAATGGGAGGAGATTTACACAGACCTTTCAAACGAGAACCACGAAGCCGATGCGAGAGAGTTTTTTGAAAGGCACCGGGAGAAGATGTTGGAAGGCACGGAGGTTCTGTGGGAGGAGAAACTGTCTTATTATGATCTGATGGTTATGAGGTTGACAGAAGGCGAGGCATCCTTCAACTCCGAGGAACAGAACGAGCCTATCAATCCGGAAGACTGTATTTTCAATCCTGAATGGTTTGAATTCTATAATGAAGCAGAAATCGACTTCAAGAACCGGGACTTCTTTTTCTTTGGCTTTGTCGATCCGTCACTTGGAAAGACCAAGCACAGCGACTTTTCCGCCATCATCACGCTGGCGAAGCACAAAGTATCCGGGTATATGTATGTCATGGATGCGGATATCGAACGCAGACATCCGGATAAAATTATCGGTGACATTCTGGAGAAGGAGAAGATGCTCCGCAGGGATTATGGCAGGGGCTATAAGAAGTTCGGAGCTGAGACGGTGCAGTTCCAGTGGTTCCTGAAGGAAGAATTGGCAAAGGCATCTGCAAAAGCTGGGTTATACCTTCCGATCGAGGAGGTACCGCAGACCAGCGATAAGACAATGCGTATACAGACGATGCAGCCGGATGTAAAGAACCATTACATCAAGTTCAATAAAAGGCACAAGAGACTGCTGGAGCAGATGGAACACTTCCCGATGGGAGCGCACGATGATGGTGTGGATGCTCTGGAAGGATGCAGAACGATTGCCAAGAAGATGAAACGGTTCCGGGTGCTGGATAAAGGGAAATTAGGATTGTAGGAGGTAACGGTCATGCCGGTTATTTATATGGACAGGGCTTCCATTGAAAGCCTGACAGAAAAAGATATCCGTGAGATCATCAATGAGAACAGCACGGATGTAAAATACGGAATGCTGCATGACTACTATGTTGGCAATCATAGAATCCTTGGAGAAAACAAGAAGGACAGCACAGCTCCGAACAACCGTCTGGTCAATAATATGGCAAAATACATCACGGATACCGCCACCGGTTACTTCGTGGGCGAGCCGATTGTCTATGACTCCCAGAATGATGAATACCTGCAAACAGTGCAGGATATTTTTGATTACAACGATGAGCAGGATCACAACATGGAGCTGGCGAAGCAGTGCAGCATTTGCGGAAGCTGCTTTGAAATGCTCTATCTGGATGAGGATGCCAAGATAAGGCTTGCGAGGGTTCCGGCTGCTAACGGAATTATGATTTGCGAGACGGACAGTGGATTTTCCACTCCGATGGCATTTATACGAACCATTATTTCAAAGGATAAGGATGACAACGTAATCAGGAAGGTGGAGTTCTGGAATTCCAGTCTTGTGATGCGATTCCAGTCATTGAATAATGGATACCTGAACATGATAGCAGTTGAGGAACATTACTGGCAGGACGTTCCGTTTGTGGAATACATCAACAACGAGGAAAGGCTTGGAGATTTTGAGGGTGTCATTACGGAGATTGATGCCTATAACAAGGTGCAGAGTAACACTGCAAACTATTTCCAGTATAATGATGATGCCATTTTAAAGGTTTTAAAACTTGGAGATGTCAGCAGTCAGGACATTGCTGACATGAAGGAAAAAGGAGCTATCATTCTGGAGGATGGAGGAGATGTGGACTGGCTCCTGAAGACGATTGATGATACTGCACTGGAAAATTATAAGAACCGGCTCCGTGAGGATATTCACACTGGAGCCAATGTGCCACATATGTGTGATGAGTCTTTTGGAGGAAACCTATCCGGAGTGGCTATATCCTATAAATTATGGGGACTGGAGCAGATATGTTCGATTAAGGAACGGAAGTTCAAGAAAGGACTGCAGCGCAGGATTGAGCTGATCACAAATATCTTGAACATCATGGGGCACAATTATGATTACAGAGACATTGTTCCAAAATTCCGCAGGAACCGTCCTCAGAATGATATGGAAACAGCACAGATTGTCACGATGCTGGCAAATGACCTTTCAAGGGAGACCAGACTGCAGCTGATGCCAGGTGTTGAAAATGTCCAGGATGAGCTGAGAAAACTGGAGGAAGAAAAGAACAAGGAGCAGGAAGACTTCGGAGTATATAAGAATTTTACCAAGGCTTTTCAGGGTGCAGCTGACAGAACGGAGGCGGTAACGGATGAGCCAGAAGGAACGTAACGAGTGGATTGAGCGAGCCAAGCAGAGGGTTCTCAATAATGCAGAGATTACAGACCAATCCATAAAAGAGATAATGTTTCTCTTTGATGAAGCAGCATGGACGCTTGAAACGGAAATCAATTCTATGTTTCAAAAATATGCCACGGAGAATGGTCTGACGAATGCAGAGGCTTCCAAGCTGCTGACCGGAAGTGAATATTCCCGATGGAAAAAGGGGATTGAAGAATACCTGAAGGAAGCTGAAGGGGATTCCAAGACACTTCTGGAACTGAACACGCTGGCAATGAAGTCGCGGATCAGCAGAAAGGAGCAGATGCTTGCTACCGTTTACCAGACAATGATAACACTGTCGAGGGATACGGAAACGAAGATAACAGATCTGCTGGGTGATATGTTCAAGACCAATTATTACCGGGGCTGTTATGATGTGCAGAGCATCCTTAGTGTTGGATTCAATGTTTCCAAGGTAGATGTGAAGATGCTCCAAAGGATACTGAAGCATCCGTGGTCTGGAAAGAATTACTCGCAAGCACTGTGGGAAAATACTGATAAACTTGCCACTCTCGCCAAGAGAGAGCTGACGATGGGATTTATGAATGGCTCCAGCGTACAGAAGATGGCAAAGGAAATCAATGATGTCATGGGCAAGGGACGCTATGCTGCAGAAAGGCTTGTCCGGACGGAGAGCAGCTATTTCTCTAATCAGGGAGAACTTGCTTCTTATAGGGAAATGGGAATTCAGGAGTATACTTTTCTTGGAGGTGGTTGCGAAATATGTATGGAATTGAATGGACAATCTTTTCCGCTGGATGAGGCAGAGCCGGGGCTTAATCTACCACCGATTCATCCGAATTGTAAATGCACAATCAAGGCAAAAGCAAAGATAGATTTATTTAAAGACCGGGAAGGAGTGAATCCACTGGAGAGCAATCCGAAGTTTGAGGAGTGGAAGAAGAAATATGTTGACACTCCAGCTCCGGAACCTATAATAAAACTATCAGAGAATGAAAAGCACGCAATAAATAGCTATATAAGCAGCGAGGCATACACGTGGAATGACAAGCTGAGAAGGGGCGTCAAACTGACGAAGGAAGAAAAGAAACAGATTAGCAATCTGGATTCAGCTCTTCAGAAGATGCCGACCTATCAGGGAGTGTTATATCGCTCTGTTTCTGATTTTGGAATACCAGATGTGCAGGAGTTTATTGTGGGGCATAAGCCCGGTATGGAAATTAGTTTTCCTGAATTTCTTTCAAGTTCCACTGAGGTATATGATGACAGTTTCCCAATTCAGTATGTTATTACATCAAAGACCGGGCGAGATATACGGAAATTTAACTCTCAGGAAAAAGAGATTTTGTTTGAAAGAGATTCGATGTTCTACATATCCAAGGTGGTTAATAACGTGATTTACATGGAGGAAATATAATGAGCAATCCATATTCAGATAAACGGTGGAGTGATGCACCGAAACCAGTTAATAGCGAGTGTAATTCGTGTAAATATCATTACGGATTCGGAAAATGCGAGAAACATCCGGAGGGAATACCAAAGGAGAAGCTAAAACAGTCTTTTCCGGGTACCGGAAATTATAATAAAAAATATTGCGAACACAAGAGCAAATAAGCACCCAGCCGGGTGCTTATTTAATTGCAAAAAATATGGACTCAAGCATCGTTTAAAAGCATTTTAAATGGTGCTTTTGTTATACAAAATTTAGACCAGGAGGTAAAAAAGATGGATGGAACAACCACCATGCAGGGTACTGAGCAGGAAGTTCAGAACACTGCAACAGAAACGCAGGGACAGCAGACAGCGGAAAGTACACCGGAGAAAGTAAGTACCCTCCAGAAGTTTATTGATGGACTTTTTGGCGGTGG